GAACAACTTGTAGTAGTTTTCTCATTCTGGTTAAATGCGAAATTGTATATCTCTATCAACCTAACCTTCTGATGATGATTTACTTTGCCATTACTTGAAGTAAAGAAATTGTTTAAATAAACGTAATCATCTTCAGAAATACACTCAAGTTTTTTATAGTTAAATATTTTATTTAATTTATCTTTTCTCTCATCGCATCCACAATCTTCTCCAACAACAGCCTTAACAACCTTAGCTATACCAGTTGCTTTAGTTATCTTTGCTATAGAGTCTCCTAAGCCTTCTGATTGCTTAGATACATTCTCTTTCAGCTCTTTATAGCTATCTGCTAGGTAAACTGCTTTCCAAGCCTTGTATTCACGGTAATCCTTGCTTCTGCGGTCAATAATCTCGTAATGACCTTTACTTTCTAAATCTAGGTAATATTTATCTCTTTTCATATTTAATATATTTTATCAAAATCTTGGTTAAAATAGTCAATCAAGTCTTCCGATAGGTTATCTCTTAGTATTTGCTTGTAATTAAGTATTGATGTGTGGATTGATGTTAACCCTATCTTAGAACCCTTTGATATAGCTCTTAATGATAAGCCTTCTATAAAATAAAGTTCAAACAACCTTTTATCATAAATAGTCCACTTAGAAGTTATATTATCTATCTTATCTGTAATACTTCTAAAAGCATCATCTTCTAAAGTATCGTAATCATCAATCTCACTTTCATCTGAATCTCTAAGCTCATAAAAGATACTTGCTCTATCCTTCTTTAGTTTAGAGAAGTACATATTCCTTAGAGTTGTCCATACATAGTATCTATTAACTTCATCCCCATACATCATCTTCTGAGGGTCTTTAACCAATCTATCTAATCTAATGTACATATCCTGCACAAGGTCTTTAGCATCCTCTACTTTACATCCTAAGTTTACTAACATTTTAATCCATAATAAGTGATGTACTGCTAATTTTTCTAACATTAAATTTCTTTTATTATTACTTCTACTCTTGGGTTAACTCTATCTAATTCTGTTGGTAGTATGGTCTCTGTCTTTACATAGATGTCGTTATCATCTTCCCAACAACCATATTCAGTAATTGCATCAAGTAAAAACTTACTTACTACACTAATAACATTCATCTTGTCTAAACGCCTATTAGAGGCTTTATAGACCTTATAAGTTATCTCTACAGGTGTTTGTATATCTAAGTCTATTAACTGCTCTCTAACAAGCTCTGTGTAAGCCTTCTTAGCATCATTACTTGTTCTGTGGTGGAGGTTTCTATATGTATTCATATTCAAAGAAACCCTCTTAGCCTTTTTAGTCTTTCTTGGTAACATTACGAATAGAGGAGATATAATAATGTGTATCATACTGAGTTAAGGTGTTTAGCTATTGATTCTGGTAAAACGTATGAATATTTAATTATCTTATCATTAGATTTAAAGTCAGTAGTCTTAGGGCATTCCATACCTTTTAATGGCATAGTAACAATTGACTTAATGTTTTTTGATATATTAAAAACCCAAACTCCTTTTTCATCTGTAACTACATAAAGAAACTGCTTATTAGAATATTGAGAAGCTTGATAGTTCTTGTACAGCTTCATAGCTTCTATCATTTTATCCTTATAATAAGCTCTTCTATTCTTTATCTCTACTATGTAATTATTATCACTAGCATCATAACTACTATACGTGTCTGACACTAGAGATAATTTAGTTCCTACTTTATTGTTTAAGAAATCTATAGTTGATTGCTCGGTCATTACAAGTTCATAGGTTCGTTAATAGCATACTGACCACCAAATATTACAGCAACTCCAATAGCAGGCTTCTTAAAGTGCTTACCATAAGCCATAGCATAACTCTTAGAGTCAATACCACAACCTACTGCACAACCAAATACTTTATAGTTAGCACCTACAGCAAACTCAGTAAACATCTCTGTATGTCTATGACCTTGAACAGTACTCATCATATCATCTTTAGCTTTCTTTGTAGCTCTACCAGATTCTCCGTGAATATATTGTACATCGTCATAAACGAATCTTGTATCGTAATTCCAATTAGGAGTCTCCAATACCTCTGCCATACCTTTAATCCATTTCTTAGGTACTCCAGAACTAAATGCTTTACGAGTAATAATTCTATCGTGGTTACCAATACAAACATCTGCTTCTGGAAATGCTTTATACCATCTACCTAATTTATTGATAGCTAACTCTAATTCATCTCCACCTCCCATACCATCTGGGTCTGGTTCGTGAAAGGAACTATAATGATTGTCTATAACATCTCCTATGAATATAACTTTGTTACAGTTGTGTTTTGCGTAAATATCTTTAGCGTGTTGTAGGTAGTTATCTAAACAAAATGGTTCGTGTAAATCTCCTATAACTAATATTCTATCTTCTTGCTTGGTAATTGCTTGATAGGCTTTAAGGATGTTTCCTTTAAGTCTTGGTCTGAAGTCTTTTATTTGTTTCATACTATAAATATAACTACACCTTATAAGTTAATATAGGTGTAGTTTATAAGTTTAGTAAATAGTTGTTAACAAGTTAGTTAGAAGTTAACTAAGTCATCTGTATTAATTACTTTAGGCAAACCTTCTTCGTCTAACTTAAAGTCAAATTGCTCAAAAGGTGTGTTTCTACTTCTTTTACAGGATACAGTTATTGCTCCTAATTTATTCTCATCTCTACTTAGTTGTATCTGAGTCTCTGCTTTCTTCTCTAAGAAGCTACCTAAGTGTCCTGTGGGTTTATCTGAACCATTGTTACTATGGATTACAGTTACGATATGGCAATTGTAGATTGTTGTCCAAGCCATTATCTTTTGAACTATAGCTGAAGACTCTTCTAAGTTATTTGCATCAGAAACTAAATCAGCTACACCATCAATTACAACTAATCCAATCTCTTTACCTTCTTCTCTCATACAGTCTAAGTAGTACTCTATAAAATCTATTCTACTTCTATAGCTAATCTTTCTTAAAGCAAACGTATGGTAGAAGTCTAACGATAGCCCTTTATTCATCCATTGGATACGTTTAAACACTCTCTGTGCGTGCCATTCCCCCTGCTCTGTATCAAAGTGTACGAAGTGTTTATTATCTCTAAAAGAACTCATTCCTTTAGTATACTTACCTTTAGGGTTACAGAAAGCAGAGCCTAATAGACTAACAAAGAAAGTCTTCATTGATTTTGGTGGAGCTTGCACGAAGCTAAAGTTACCATAAGTACCAATAGGTATAGGAAAACTCTTTAATCCATCTTTAGTTGAAACTTCTTTTGTCTTAAAGCTAATTGCAACTGGTGGGTGTTCTATCTTTTTATTTATATCTATTACACATTCTTCTTGTATAGACTGCATAAACATTAAGTGGTCATTCTGGTCTTGTAGTTCTTGTTCTGTCATTTGTTTTGTTTTTATTTATTAAAAAAGTAACATATTGTTAATGTTTTTTTTAGGTTTAAAAGGCTTTCCATCTTTTAAGACTAAAGGCTCTATGTAGTTTCCTAAAATATAATTCTCATTCTTTTCTTTTGGGTATTTTTCTATTTTATAATTAAGTTCTTGTGTGAACTTTTTTTTATGCTTTTTATCGCAAGTAAAAAATATATATCTATGTTTTGAACTTCTGAATTTCCTTAATCCATTTTGTTTAGAATTATCATAATGCCTTGAATGCTTACCGCCCTCAACATATTTATCTGTTCTGCTTTTTGTACTTCCAGTATAAATCCAATTAGTAGCTTGATAAATATATCCATTATGATTCATTTGCTTATCTGCATAGCTAACAATTATTAAATTATATTTTTTAAGTTGCTTTAAACACCAACCAACAAAAGAGGATAATTGTATTTTTATTTCTCCATCTACACATAATCTATTTAATTCATAAACACTTGAACTATATTGTTTACCACAAACGCCTACACAAAGACTATTACTTGCAGGTTTTCCGAAGGTGCAAACTGCTTTAAGTACATCTTCTTCATAATATCCAAAAGAATAACTTATGCTTGGCTTCCTACCACTATAATGTCTTGGTAGTAAGAATTTAATTGCTTCTTTATAGGTTATCTCTGTCATTTGTTTTGTTTTTAGTGGTAAAAAAAGGGAAGCTCATTAAACTTCCCTTATTAAAAATAATCTAATCTAACTACTTAGAATGGCAAATCATCTGTAGCAAGTTCTTCTACTGGTACTCCAATATCAGTTGCAGGCTTATTAGCATCCGATTTAAAGACTTTCCAAGCAGAAAGGTTAACATAGTACTTGTCTTTGTATTCGTTACCTCTAACGTTAAAATCTACATCTACACAAGCACCTACCTTATTGTACTTAATAAAGTCATCTACCTTGTCTTGTACGATTTCAAACTTCACATCTTGTGGATACTTCTCGTCATTTGTAGTTATTACAAATTCTACTTTTCTAAAACCAGAGTCAAAAGTTTGTACATCTCCGATTAATTTAATTGTTCCTGTTAATTGTAAGCTCATAATTTATTGAATTTAGTTATTATTAATTATTATTTATTGTAATTTTTATCGTAAAACCTAGAGTAAAGTTCTGTTTTAGTTTGACCATCAATATTTACTGCTGTTAAAGAGTGTATCTGATAACTCAATAAGAAGTTAGAGAATGAGTCGTAATCAAAAAACTCAATGTCCTTGTCTTCTCCACTAAACATTTCAATCTCATAGATTATATCCTCCTTTGGTGTTAATGTTTTAAATGTAAAAACACCTTCTGAAATAAAATGAAATTTAAGTACTGTCTCGTATCCAATTAAAGATACTACTTCTGATTCTGTTGTTAATTCTTGCATATTTATTAAAAATTTAATGATTTCTCTACTTCTGATGATACGTTATACTTTAACTTTACTTTAGATAATTCTCCTCCCTTAGACATAAAATCAAGAACCTTATTGTATTCTGGACTACCTACCTTTAATATTGGCTTAGGAGCTACTTGAGCTACCTTACCGTGTGTGTTGGTAGCATCACTATCTTTATTATCATCTATTAATAATAAGTTACCTAAAGCGTATTTCTTAGCGTAACTACTTGCAGCACCTGTTCTTTGTGGCATTTGCATACCTTTAGCACTAAAGTCTATAATAGCTTGTGCAGTAGATGATATT